CAGGAACAATTCGAGGACCAGCAGGTGGTAGCGGCCATGCGAATGGTTGCCACCGGCTCGCCGCTGGCGATGTCCAGGGTCAACGGCCCGCAGATGATCCACGCCCGTTACGACGCGGCCCAGTACACCGAGGAGACCCGCCGGCACTGGATGATGGCCGACGGCATGGCCGCCGACACCGCTATGAACGTTGGCGTGCGGGAAGTGCTGCGGCGGCGCGCCCGCTATGAGGTTGCCAATAACTGTTATGCCTGTGGCCTGGTGCAGACGATCGCGCACGACGTGATCGGCACTGGCCCCCGTCTGCACATGCTACTCGACAACGAGATTCTCTCCCACGCCATCGAAAACGCCTGGCGATCCTGGTGCAAGGCGGTCAGTCTGGCGCAGAAGCTCCGCACCATGCGGAAGTCCAAATCTCAGGATGGCGAGACGTTCGCGCTTCTGGTCAGCAATCCCGGGCTCAATCATCGGGTCAAGTTGGACGTGAAGTTGATCGAGGCCGACCAGGTGCGCACGACGGATATCAGCCTGTACAACGTGCCCTGCGTGGACGGTATAAAGCTGGATCAGTACGGCAACCCCGTTGAATATCACGTCCTGAGGGTGCATCCCGGCAACTCCAGCTACCAGACGGGCACGATTGGGTTCCCCTGGGAGTATGACCGCTACCCCGCCGAATCGGTGATCCACTGGTTCCGGGCAGACCGGCCGGGCCAGCATCGCGGCATTCCCGAGATCACCCCCGGCCTGCCGATCCTCGCGCAGCTTCGCCGGTTTACCCTGGCGACGCTGGATGCGGCGGAATCAGCGGCCAACTTCGCAATGGTCATGCAGACCAACGCGCCTGCCAATGGGGCGGCGGCGACCGTGCCTGGCGACAGCTTCGAGTTGTCGCGGAACATGGCCACCACGCTGCCGGAAGGCTGGACGCTGGGGCAAACAGATCCAAAGCACCCCTCCACCACGTACCAGATGTTCAAGTGCGAGTTGATCCGCGAGTACGCCCGCTGCATGAGCGTCCCATATAACATCGCAGCCGGCGATTCGTCGGGCTACAACTACGCCTCGGGGCGCCTGGATCACCAGATGTACTTCCGCGTGATCCGCGTCGAGCAACTGGAGTGCGAAGAACTGGTGCTGGATCGCATATTTGAGGCTTGGCTGGCCGAGGCCATTCTCGTCAGCGACTACCTGCCCATCGCCGCCCGCGCCCTGCCTGAATATCCCCACCAGTGGTTCTGGGATGGGCGAGAGCACGTCGATCCAGCCAAGGAAGCCAACGCACAGGCCCAGCGCCTTGCAAGCAATACCACCACGCTTGCGACGGAATACGCCAAGCAGGGCCAAGACTGGGAAGTGCAGATTCGCCAGCGTGCCAAGGAAGTTGCCTTGATGAAGAAATTGGGCCTGCCGACAGAGGAGGCCAAGCCCGCTCTGCAATCCGATAAGCCCCAGCCCGACGACCAAAAGGCCCCCAGCGCCGCCAAGACCGGCGACCAGGAAGATGATTCACCCGAGCAAACAGAGGAGGAAGATGATTGAGCCAGACAACCGATAACCTTGAAGCCTCCGCGCCCGCCGACGGCCAGCTTGCATTCGTGGCACCGCTGAATGTAACCGCCTCCGCCCCCGACGGCGCCGGCGGCGCACCTGGTCAAAGACTCCCGCGATTCGACATCAACGCCTACAACGGCGGGCCGATGTCCCTGGCCAACTGGGGCTTGCCCGTTGTGGTCGATTTGCAGGGCGTGCAGGCCCACTCGCAGAACATCCCCGTCCTGAAAGACCATCAATATGCGGATGTGGTCGGCCACACCGATTCTGTGAAGGTGGGCGCGTCGATCGACATCGCGGGCGTCGTCTCCGGCACAGGCCCCGCAGCCAAAGAGGTAGTCGCCAACAGCAAGAACGGCTTTCCCTGGCAGGCGTCCATCGGCGGTCGCGTCCTTGCCCGCCAGTACGTGCCAGAAGGCGCCAAGGTCAACGTCAACGGCGCCGATCACCAAGGCCCCCTTATCGTCGCCAGAAAATTCGCCCTGGGCGAGGTTTCCGTGACCGCGCTGGGCGCTGATACATCATCGTCAACAACCATCGCTGCCAGCGCCAAGAACGCTGCGCCAGCCAAGGAGATCACCATGTCCGACACCGTGACCCAAACCCCCGCGACCACCGCCCCGGCCAAGATCGAAGCATCCGCAGCGAGCGTCGCCGCGCCGGACCTCAATCAAATCCGGGCATCGGCAGCCGCCGAGTACAAGCGTATCGCTGAGATCGACAAACTCTGCGGTAAGAAGTATCCCGATATCGCGGCAAGCGCGATCGAGAAGGGCTGGGACTCCGAGCGGATCGGCACGGAGATTCAGCTTGTCGATCTGCGGGCCAGCCGCCCGACGGCCCCGGCCGTTATCGTGCATGAAGGCGTATCGGACGCCAAGACCATCGAGGCGTGCGGTCTGGTGGCCTCCGGTGTGCGTGACGACGCCCAAATGGTCAAGGCATACGGCGAGCAGGCGATGGACATCGCGCACAAGCACCGGGCGATGGGCATCCGGGAGTTTTTCTCCCTGTGCGCCAGCGCCGAGGGCAGGAGCCTGCCGCCCTGGTCCATAGGTCCAAACGATTACATCCGCGCGGCGTTCAGCACGGTGTCGCTGCCGGGCCTTCTGTCCAACATTGCCAACAAGGTCATGCTCGACAGGTACAACGCCGTCGATCAGGCGTGGCAGCGATTCTGCAAGAAGGGCGTCTTGAACGACTTCAAGCCGCACTACCGCTACCGGATGACCGAAGACTTCAAGTTCAAGCCGGTCGGCCCCGATGGACAGCTTTCCAACGTGCAGCTTGGCGAGCAGGCATACCAGATTCAGGCGGGGACCGAGGGCGCAATTATCACGCTCTCGCGGCAGATGATCGTCAACGACGATATGTCAGCCTTCGCCGATCTCCCGGCGCGCTTTGGCATAGGCGCCGGTGAAGGCATTGCCGAGACCGTGTACACGCCTCTGCTGAATAACCCCAGCACCGTTGAAGATGCGCAGGCCAACCCGCCCCAGACGCCGGTGGCGTTCTTCTCAAGCGGCCACAAGAACTATTTAGACGGCGCGGGCACCCAGTTTGGCTTCACGGGCCTGTCGGCGCTTTACAACCAGTTCCTCTTGCAGACCAAGCCCAACGGGCGGCCACTCAATGTGGAGCCGAAGATTCTCGTGGTGCCCACGCAGTTGAAGCTGGCGGCGATCGCGCTTATGAAGCAAACGCCGCTTATCGCCTCAATCGCCACCACCATCGCCACCACCGGCTCCAAGAGCACGGTCACGTCTTCCTACAACGTCCTGGGCGAACTGTTCGAGGTCGTGTCCTCGCAGTACCTCAGCAACACCACCTTCAACGCCAACGCCCTAGCGACGGCCTATTACCTCTTCGCCGACCCGAGACCCGATGCTTCTCCCGGCCATCGAGGTCGGGTTCTTGAATGGCATCGAGCAGCCGGTGATCGAGCGCGGCGAGCCCAACTTCGAGGTGCTGGGCATCCGGTTCCGGGCCTTCCTGGACTGGGGCGTTGCCTTGGAAGACTTCCGCGGCGCGGCCTATTCCAAGGGCGACGCGGCTTAACGCAGGCAAACAACTGACACGTTCATAAACGAACGTAGGAGAATGAATCATGGCAAACTTTGCACGGTACATACAAGGCGACGAAATCATTGACTACACACCATCGGCGGCGGTGTTTGCCGGCCAGGTGGTGGTCCAGGGCGATCTGATCGGCGTGGCCAAGCTGGACATCCCGGCCAATACTCTCGGCGCCCTTGCGACCGAGGGCATTTACGACTTCCCCAAGGCCACCGGGGGCGGCAGCGGCCTTGCGGCGGGCACCACGGTCTACTGGGACGCCACCGCGAACCAGGCTACGGCCACCTCGGTCGGCAACAAGCAACTGGGCAAGGTTGTGCTGGTCGCCGCGGATGCGGATGCGACGGTGCGTGTGCGTCTGGACGGCATCGCGTCGCAGGCCAGCAACCCCAAGACGACCAATATCGCCGATCCGGGCAACGCCGGCGCGATCCCCGTCACGGCCAGCGGCCATTGCGACATCGTGACCGCCGCCGCCGAGACTCGGACGATTGCCGCTCCGTCGTTTGAAGGCGAGGAATTGCTGCTGGGGATGAAGACCGACGGCGGCGACTGCGTTATCACAGTCGCAACCACGATAAACCAGACCGGCAACAACACCATCACCCTTAACGACGCGGGCGACGCTGTGCTGCTGGTTGCCAAGGCCAACGGGGCCAACAAGCGGTGGTCGGTGGTCTTCAATGACGGCGCGTCCCTGAGCACCGTGTAGCCCGACAGGAGCGTCCTCGTGGTTGACATGCTGGCACAAGCCGCTAGTTGGCTCTCCGGCGTTCGGAAGGCCAACATGACCACCGTGGTGACGTACACCCGGCCTGGCACCCCGGCTGCAAATGTGCCTGTCAGTGCGACCATTGGCGCAACCACGTTCCAGATCGAGAACGAGTACAGCGTGCTGGTGCAGTTCACCAGCAGGGATTTTCTGATAACGGCGAGCGATCTTGTCCTGGGCGGCGCGGTGGTCCAGCCCAAGCCAGGCGACTGTATAACCGAAGCGGCCGCCAGCGGCACAATCGTTTACCAGGTGCTGGCCCCCGGCAAGGAGCCATGCTGGCGCTGGAGCGATCCGTACCGTAATACGATCCGTGTTCACACGAAACAGGTGCAAGGATGACAGCTTATCGAAAAGGCACAACCGGGACGGCGGACTTCCTGTTCGACGCGCAGAGCGGCGCGCTGCTCGTGACTGTCGCCAATGCCGGCACGCTGTCGGCCAGCGGCACATGCACTCCGGCGGTTGCGGGCACACCACAGCAATTGATCGCTGTCTGGGCGACGGCCACCGCCTATGTCCCCGGCAACGTTCGCTTGGACACCGACAATAGCACATGGTTGTGCCTCGTGGGGCACACCAGCGGCAATGGCACGTTTGCTGCCGATCGCGCGGCCCATCCGACATACTGGCAGCAGATCGCGGCCTGCAAATTCGTCTGGGTGGGAGCGCCGTTGGATGCCAGCGACGCCCCGATCAACACGCGAATGGTGATGATCGGCGGCTCTGGCCTCGCTGGTGAGCCGAATATCCCGCTGGCGGCGACGAACTATGAAGGATTCTCGATTCAGATTTCCGATCCGTCGAAAATCTTCGTTCAGTCGCGCCGCACGGGCGACGGCGTGGCGTTTCGCATTTTTTCGTGAGTGCGCATAGGTAAAGTATGTCAACTGCCTACACAGCTTCGCAATCTGGAGACTGGGACACCGCTTCTACATGGGGCGGGGCCGGCGTTCCCGACTTCACGCTGGGCGATACCGTCTCCATCATCGGCAATTACGTCGTGACGAAGACGGGCAACCTCACGGTCGCCAACTCGGGCAGCATCACCATCCGCAACGTGACAATGGCCACGTTGACGGTCACGGGCAACTTGACCATTGCGGCTGACGGCACCCTGACACTGGGCGGCGTGGGCGGCTCCAGCACGAACAAGGCGACGCTTGGCGTCACCGGCGTTTGCACGATCCAAGGCAGCCTTAGCCAGACATCGGGCGCCGCTGGCGCAATCCATGTTATGAGCTTGGGCAGCACCGTCTTCGACGGCGGCTCGCTGGCGCTCAATCAGTATTCCACCGTGGCAGGCTCCCTGTCACTGGGCAACGTGACAAAGACGGCCAACGGCGGGAGCATCACCTATTCGTCCGTCTGTTGCACTTTGGGCGGTCTTAAAGGCGTTTGCACTTTTCCAAGCCTGCCCAGTGGCGGTTACAACGCGGTCTTTTCGTTCGTGGACGATGGCTCTATGGCCTCGCCGGCGCCGATCAGCTACTGGACCCCGCAAGTGGCGGCTGGCAAGACGTTGACTATCCGCAACGCCTCAGGTTCGCTTCCCTCTATCGCTACCGGCTACGGCAATCTGACGCTCGGTGCAGGCGCCAATCTGATACTGGGCACGGGCAACACGCTGACTATTGGCGGCAGCTCAGCATGGACCGTCGGCGCGGGCGCCACGATCACAAACAATGGAACCCTCACCATCGGCGGCAGCGGCACAATCGGCGCGCTGTCCGTGACGAACAATGGGACGCTGACCCATTCCAGCGGCACGATCAGCGGGAGCGTCACGAACAACGCCGGGCACACGTGGAACCAGTCAGGCATGGCGTCGTTCACCGGTCCGCTATTCGCCAACTACGGCACCTATACCAGCACGGGCGGCACCGTCTCTGGCTCGACGACTTCATTTCAAAACTTTGGCACCGCGACGCTGGCAGGCACTGTGTCCTGCAAGGTGCAGACGGTGACGATGGAGAGCCTGGCCATCGGCTCTATTACGACCGGGGCGTATTTCAGCCTCAAGTCGCTACGGGTGCCCAAGGCCGGCGGCGGCTTCATCGACACAACCGGAATGTACGGCCTGCGAAGGAATCAGCTATGACGATGCAAGACACTATCGATGAGGCTCACGCGCTTCTTGCCCTCCATCGCGCTCTGACTCCAGACGAGCAAGTGGTTGCCGCCCGCGGAGCCATACTGTCCCGGCTGCAATGTGCAATGAACGAGTTCTCGGCGCTGATCCAGACGGAGCCGGATACCGCCGCCGAAGTGGTCGCTGAGTTTGAGCAAGACCCGTCTTTCCAGACCTTAATGCAGATTCTCAATCCGAACCCATGAGCGTAGTTGACGACATCGCGGCTGCTGTTGTGACGGAGATGAACGGCGCCCCCTCGGGCACGTTCAATCAGGCGTTCACCGCCCAGCAGTTGTACGTGCCCCTGTTTGACCTGGAGGCCCTCAGTGCCCTTCATGTCTCTGTGGTGCCCAAGGGCCGGATCGAAGAGGCCAGCCAGCGGAACGCCACGATGAACGAGTACAGCATCGATGTCGCAATCCAGAAGACAGTGCCCGACTGGGCGGCCACCAGCATGGGCCCGTTACTGACGCTGGCGGAGCAGATTGGCGACTTTTTCCGGCTCAAGCGATTGTCCGGCGTGGATGCAATGTGGGCCAGGACGGAGCACAGGAGCCTCTATTCGGCCACGCAACTGAAGGAAAAGAATCTCTTTGTGGGCGTGATGACCTTCACGTTCAAGGTGGTGCGCTAATGGCCTGGATGCGGGATGACATCGGCGGCAAGCGCGGGCGCCAGCTTGGCTCGGTCAATTTCTTCTTTGACCGTCCGGGCGTTATGAAGCAGATGGACGCCGCGACCGCCGCCGTGCTGTCCAAGTTCGGGGCGTTCACCATGACTGCGGCCAGGCAATCTATCCGCACCCGCCAGGATGTGTCGCAACCTGGTGCGGCGCCGACCAATCGCGTGGGCACGCTCAAGCGTTTCATTTTCTTTGTGTATGACCCCGCCCTCCAGTCGGTCGTCATCGGGCCGGAGAGCCTGGGTGGAGAGGCGCCGGCCATCCTGGAATTCGGCGGCGATGAAAGAATCGACGACCACCGCGTCCGCGAGCGCCATGTCGGCGACGGCGGCGAGATCCAAATCGGCCCGCCCGAGTGTGCCACCTCCAGGATGGTCAAAGGTACGAACCTGGGCGACGTGGTGGTGACATACGCGAGGATCAGGACCGCTCGCCAGGCGGCACGCGCGACCATGCTCAATAAGCTGCTGTACCTGAAGCAGGCCCCCGTCCACATAAAGCCCCGTCCGTACATGCGCCCGGCCTTTGACAGGGTGATGAATGAGTTGCCCGCGATCTGGCGGGATAGCGTGAGGGTGACGACATGAGCAACGCATTTGGCTGCGAGGCAAAAACTTTCGTCAACGCGACGCCCGACCAGCCGATCACCGGCACCGGCTGGGTGGAAGCGAAGATCATCCGCAACGTCACCTGTAACGACGGCAAGGAGGA